GCAAATTTGATTTGCGTATGCCCGCTCAAATGTTAATGGCTACCTATAAAGTATTTTGTAATGTTTGTGAGAAGTGTGGAACATATTCTGCGGATGATTTGTTAATTATGCGTGGAATTGCTACCGAAATTAGTTATTCAGTAGTTGCTTATAACGGTGATTTAATCATTCATAATGGCTCCCACCCTTCTGGTAACAATATGACTGTTTATGGTAATTGTGTAGATAATATTTTGAATTTCCGTTGTGGCTATGCTTACAATGCTCTGAAGAACGGGTATACTTTGAAAACATTACCCAAATTTAAAACAGTGTGCGCTTTAGGCACATATGGTGATGATGCTAAGGGTTCTGTTAAGAAAGGATTTGATTGGTTTAATCATATTTCTTTTGCAAAGTATATGGAGGAGAATGATATTATTTTTACTATGCCAGACAAAGAATCTGTTCCCACGAAATACATGAATGATTTAGAATCTGACTTTCTCAAACGTAAGAATGTTTATAATGAGGAAACAGGTTTAATTCATGGAGCTCTAGATGAGGATTCAATTTTTAAAAGTTTACATACTGTTTTGAAATCTACTATAGGTCCCAAACAGCATGCTGCTGGAAATATTGAAACAGCATTAAGAGAATGGTTTCATCATGGGAGAGAATTATTTACGCTTCGTCATAAACAAATGATCCAGATTGCCGAACGTCATCAGTTGCAGAATTTAAGTAAAGATGTTAATGAAGATGCTGGTGTTGTAATGAATTCATTGTATGATGATTATGATGTGCGTTTAGCTCAGTTTAAACGCAAACATTTTGAATCTTAAATGATTCACATTGTCTTGGGCAGACGTTAAACACATCCATTCCGGACCTATTCGGGATTGTATAACTAGAGTTGAAAATAGGAATGTATATATGGATTACTGCATGATATTATATTTTATATGTTTACATAATACATGAACAGCTTTGTACATTACGACATACCCCTCGTGGTATACTGGTATTTACCAGAGGATTCGTCATCCAACAAAACATTATTGCCATTAGATATGTTAAGCAGCATTCTTTTGGTATTATTTAAATATGCTTACTGATGTTAATAATAATAATAGCCCGTCATCAGCTAATGATGGCCCAAGTTTTATGACAGCTAAGGCTCCTCAAAATACAACATCTGAAAATGTTCATTTTGTTGATGGAGATACACCGTGGACATATGATGTTGCGGCAACTCCAGATGAGACGTCTAAGCTTAGCGGATTCGACGACGCAGGACTTGGAGAATTTTTGTCGAGACCAGTTAAAATTCAACAATATCAATGGACGCCAGGATCACAATTATTTCAAAGTTTTAATCCCTGGTCAGATTATTTTGGGAATCCTGATGTTCTTGAAAAGATAAATAGATTTAGGAATTTACGGTGCAGATTATGTATGAAAGTTTTGATTAATGGTAACTCCTTTTATTATGGAAGGGCAATGTTATCTTATAATCCTTATCTTGCTAATGATCAAGTCACTGTTAACCGAGCATTTTTCATTCAAGACCTTATAGCTGCATCAAATAAACCACACATATTAATTGATCCTTGTTCATCTGAAGGAGGACATATGTGTTTACCTTTTATCTGGCCTGAGAATTATTTAGATATTACAACGGCTGGATGGGAAGATCAAATGGGTGAATGTAAGATTCATGATTTTGATGTTTTGCGACATGCAAATGGAGGAACAGACCCTATTACTGTTTCCATATTTGCATGGGCAGAAGATGTTTCCCTTCTTATTCCTACTACTGTTGAAGCACAATCAGATACTTCTTCTAAAGTCGAACTTGATGAATTTGGTTTTCCTAAACCATTTGAACACCAAGCAAAAGCTAAGAAGTCGCCTATGAAGAGTAGTAATACTATGCGGGGTGATGAATTTAAACATGATGGGTTGATTAGTAAACCAGCATCAGCTGTTGCTAAAGCAGCAGATGCTCTTGCTATGATTCCCTATGTTGCACCATATGCCAAGGCCACCAGTATGGTGGCTTCTAAACTTGGTAGCATTGCACGTTTGTTTGGTTATTCACGACCAGCAGTTTTATCTGATATTCAACCTTATGTTCCACGTTATGCTGGAAATTTAGCAAATTCGGACGCACCTGAGACAGTTCACAAATTATCACTTGATTCTAAAAATGAATTATCTGTTGACACTAGAACCATGGGTCTTGGTGGTGCTGATGAACTAACTATTCATTCCATTGCATCTCGAATGACATTTTGGCGCCAATTTGATTGGCCTGAATCAGCTACTACTGATACTTTATTGGCTTCAATGGCTGTGCAACCTTTTTGTGTAGATAAATTGGCAGCATTTCCAGTTGTTGAAACTCATTCTACTGCTATTGCATTTGCATCATGTCCTTTTGAGGCATGGCAAGGTAGCATTAAGTTTCATTTTAAAGTAGTTTGTTCAGAATATCATCGAGGTCGTTTAAGATTGGTTTATAATCCTAAAACGAATAATGCAGGACCCGTTGCTTTTAATCAAGTTTACTCAACTACAATAGATATTTCTAATGATAGAGAGTTTGATTATGAATGTAAATGGACAGATATTAGAGCATGGGGCGCATGTTATGGAATTGGTGGTGTATCTTCAACTGATACTTTTAAAACAACAACCTCAGTTACAGGAGGAACAGAATTTGATAATGGTACACTTACAGTGTATGTTGTCAATGAACTTGCTACTCCTTCTACTGAACCGGCTGATATTAAAGTTCAGGTATGGGTTGCAGCAGGTGATGATTTTGCTGTTGCGATACCAGGGGATAATCTTTCCAACTTATCATATTTCCAACAACAAGCTGAGATGACCAAGACAACTGATAATTCTAATAATCCTGTAGGAGGTAATCCTGTAGAAAATTATGGAACTGAACACGCTCCTTTATTGAAGGATGATAATCAATATCTTGTTTATCAAGGAGAACGAATTGTATCTTTCAAAGATCTTTTGAGACGTTATCAGTATCATAATTCATACTGGCCCCAAAAGACTGGAGGTGGTTTTAGGTATTATCTTCTTAATTGTCCAGGGATGCCTCTTTTTAGGGGTTGGGATCCCAATGGTATAGATCTAGCTGCGAGTTCAACACCTGTTGATTTACCGTATAACTTTTGTTCTATGACATTATTAAATTATCTTGCTCCAGCTTTTGTTTGTCAAAGAGGTAGTTTGCGTCACAAATGGTTGACTGCAGGTACTAGAGATACTCAAGCACATCCAGTGTTGGCAGCTAGTCGTCAT